GATTGCTAAACGTAAAGCAATGTTGAAATATTCTTGGGATGAATGTATACGTGACCAGATGAAGCAATACGGCAATAAGGAAACGGCACAAAAAGTATGTTCAGCTATTAAAAACAAGACTGTCAGACGTTAGAAAATAAACAATACTAAACCTTTTATATATATCTATGTTATGGGAACTATCGAAAAAATTTTAAATATCTTAAAAATGAAAAACGAACCAAAATCTTATTCTGTAAAATTTTATGCAGAAATGAAACTTGATGACGGAAGGGTTGTCGCTACAGAAGATGATCAATTTATGATCGGATCAAAAGTATTTGCAGTTAGTGATGACGGAAATGCAGAAGCATTAGAAGCAGGATCATACACAATGGAAAACGGCAATAAATTAACAATCGGAGAAAATTCTGAAATTCTTGATTTAGGCGAAGAAAAAGAAGCTGAGGATGTAGAAGAAGCATCTGCAGAAGAAGAACTATCAGAAGACACAGAATTAGCAGAAGAAGCAGACGTTGCAGATTGGGAAGGAATGGAAAAAAGAATTAAGAATTTAGAAGACGCAATTGCAGACCTAAAAGCTGACAAAGTAGAAGCGTCAGCAGAATTATCAGAAGAAGAAACAGAAGAAATGTCAGAAGAAAAAACTGAAATGAGTTCAGAAGATGTTATCGGAGATCTTATGAGTGAGGTTGAAGAACTAAAAAGCAAAATCGTAGAACTTAGTAGCGAACCTGCTGAAGAAGGTATTACATATTCACCAGAAGGATCTAATGCTACAACCACTATGGATTTAGGAAAACTGTCATCACAGGAGAGGGCAGCATATTACATTAACAATAAATAATTATAAAAAGATGAGCAAATATCAAATTTCAAAAAAGCGTGACTTTGCAACTGATATCGCAATTAATGGCGATACTTATGCAGGTGTCCACGCAATGCCCTATGTAACTGCTGTTGTCAGAACGCCTGATACAATAGCAAAGGGATATGTGAGAACAATAGATGGTTTAACAAAAAGTGCAGTTATTAATAACATTGCATCTGCAAATCCTGTTCAGGCTGCAGGGTGTGATTTTGATAATACAACTACAATTTCTACAACAGAGCAAGTTTTAACTTTAACTGACTTAAAAGTAAATGAGCAAATTTGTAGAGGAACAGTATTTCCAACTTGGATGGGTCAAGGAATGGACAGAAACGGAAACCTTCCACAAGCATTCTCTGACTTTGTATTACAGGTTGTTGCAGGTAAGGCAGCACAACAATTAGAGATCGGAATATGGCAAGGTGCAGCACCTTTCGGTGTTGGATTCTTATCTAACGATGGAACACAAGATGAAGATGGTGCTGATGCAAGTGCATTAAAAGATTTTACAGAAGTTACTTTTGCAAACCCGTTAGATGCAGGTGACATCCTTGATGGCTTAAAAGCAGTATATGCTTCTGCAGCAGCAAATTTACCACAAATACTAACTAAGCCGGGATTTGGATTTTATATGAATGCGCAAACATACTCATTCTATTGTCAAGCATTAGCAGCAGCTACTACTTTTCAAGGATTAGGCGCAGCAGGTAGCTTTGATGCTTTAACATATATGGGTTTTCCAATTTACGTTTGTCCGGGAATGTTTAATGATGTTATTGTTGCAACTTATCCTGAGAATTTAGTATTTGGAACTAATAATTCCACTGACTGGACTGAGGTTCGATTAATACCTACATACGAATATGATGGTTCTGACAATGTAAGAATTGTTATGAACTTTGCAGTCGGTGTTCAAGTTGCAGTAGCAACAGATGGTGTTTACGGATCAACTGTTTGGACTTAATAGACACTTTAAATGGGGGGTTGCAATACACCCCCTTTTTATTAACCTTTTAATACAATAATAATATGGCTTGTGATATTACAAGAGGACGATTAATAGACTGTAAAGACACCATTGGTGGATTGAAAGCTATTTACATCTGTAAAGCATATAGTAACAACATTAATGCAGTTGCTAATATAAACGCAACAGAAATGACAACGGCAGGTTTTGCGACTTGGTCTTGTTGTGGTGGAACTGTTGAGGTTTTTAAATATGATTTAGTGCCTAATTTAAGTTCAATGACTGTGAACATAAATTCTGATAATGCTAATGGAACAACATTCTTTGAGCAGACATTATCGGTAACTTTACAAAAAATTGACCACGATACAACTAACGAACTTAGATTGATGGCTTATTCAAGATCGCAGATATTTGTTCAAGACCAAAATGATAATTGCTTTTTATTAGGAATTGATAATGGTTGTCACGTAACAGGTGGCACAGTTATTACAGGAACGGCAATGGGCGATCAAAACGGATATACAATAGAATGGGGTGCACAAGAAAAGAATGCTTTAATTCAGCTTCCTGCTAGTGCAGGTGTTGCAACGGCAAAATTCCCTTTTGATGGATTAACGGACGAAGCTAATTTAACAATTACAGTAGGAACATTACCATAATCGTTACTCAATACAAAAAAAGAAAGGGGTTTTATTGCCCCTTTTTTTATTTAAAAAAAACAAATAACTTATATTTATATTTATAGTAAAATACTATGGCTTGGAAATTAAAAAAAGAATGGGAAGGTAAAAGCATTGATTCAATAAGAATGCCTTTAGATGACCTAACACAAAAGCAAATAGAAGGACTTATGGAAAGTGTTAGAAATAGTTTGTTTGAACAAGTAAAAAAGAAAAAAAATGTGGAAATTAAAGGAGAAATTTAACACAAAAGATTATGTTTTTTTTGATCCAAACGAATTAAGCGAAGAAAATAAAACTATAATTCTGGGAAAATATCCAGATTTATTTGATGAACATTTTACAATAATATGATACAACTATTTAGAGATACTGTGTCAATTTTAAACTTTCAATCAGTTTATATTGACTTTTATAGTGAAATGACCGACATATCATATCCACCTTTATTTTCTTTTACAAGTCATTTGTCTGGTAAAACATTGAACGCATTGCCTAAATCAACTAATTATACTAACAAAGAAAGATATGTCATTGTTCAGTTTATACCATTTGGTTTTAATCTTCCGAGCGCAGGGGTTTTAGATATGGGAAACACAGATTATCCATACGGAATATATAATGTAACGGCATACCAAAATAATAGTAGTTCAAATCTTGATCCAGATAATGCCATTAAAACAATATGGAATGGATTAATGAACCTAAGACCAGAAACAACTAACGAAGCAGTTAATTATACAGAATATACAAACAATGATAGTGAAAACGATTCTGTTTATATAACGGCAGTTGCAAACAATTAATTATGACCTACAAAGAGTATTACGAAAAAAGTTATATTTTTAATGAGTTTGTAAAACCATTATTAAACAAATCAGAAGAAGAATTAAAAGGAATACCAGAAAGCATTACAGAAATGTTAAATTATTATAAGAGCATTTAATGATACAGGAAACCATATTTAACGAAACAACAAACCCTGCAACATTTAGGTCAACGGCTAATGTTATAGCTAATGTTGCGCCTAATTTTTCTGTATCTCCAACAATTATTAGCGTTGTAATTAGTGGCGTGACATATTATGTTATTTCTTATCCTTATTTTCTTTTTAAATTAGAATCGCAACAAACAGGAAAAATCAAATACTTTACAAAATCAATTCAATATCCAACAGGCACAGGCGTTGACAAACACGAAAGATATATTGCTTTCAACTTTGATTATAGCGTAGCAAGTGAAAATGTAGAAGATTTGTCGCAAAGTAAATTAAGAGTTGGAACAACAGAATTTCCTTTAGGTTTTTATGAATACACAATTTATGAAACATTATCGAGTGGAGAATTGAACCCTGCAAATGCAAGTGCGACACTATATACAGGCATATTAAATATGACAGGAAGCGAAAGCACAAGCGCAGACTTAAATTTCGAATCTGTGCAATATAAAGAATATACAACTAATGATGCAGACACAGAAAGCATCTATTTAACAAACCCAACAGTATGAATTTAAATTTAGTAAAACTATCGCATTATAATATTCCGCATTTAGTGGAAAAAACTAACCAAGAATGGATCAGTTTTGGTGAC